TGCGCCTGACAACGGGGCAGGGGGAGTCAAAACTCACCCACATGTCACCTTCGAGGGGTTTTTCGTCACCCCGATCAGGGGGGAGGGGGGTGACATAGCGCCAAATGGGTGACATAAAAGAGGTCACATCACCCAAATACTCACCCAGGAAGAACCGAGCAGGGCTAAGGGATGTAGGCTGTTTGGGTGAGAAGGTGAGATAATTTTCTTAAAAAGATATCTGAGTGCTTTTTGCACTTAGGAAAAACTTTTGAAAAAAAAGTCACCCTCGTCACCCTACATTTGTTTTATGAACTTGAGACGCACATCCAGGAAGAAACCTTGGATAGCAAAAAAGCAAGGGCGCAACCGTAGGGACTTGGACTCTGGTAGGCTGGTGAGGCCGTTCGAGGGGGTAGCCAGTAACGGCTTCTACAAGACGCCGCAGTGGAGGGCTACCAGGGAGGCTGTGCTGCACCGCGATGCCATTTGTCAGTGGTGTTTGCACTTGGGGCACGTAACCCCAGCCACGGAAGCGGACCACGTGATCCCGCTCAACAGGTGCGACAACGGATACGATCAGACCAACATAGTAGGCAGCTGTAGAAGTTGTAACGCGAGAAGGGCATCTTATGAGGCCAACGGTGTTAGGTTTGAATCGTTCGAAGATTGTGTCAAGTACATGCGAAAGAAACTTTACGGAAATGAGGATTCAGGTAAACAGTCTGGGTTGGACGAGATGTGAAAGGGAAAGCTTTAAGAGTTCACTCTCTGATATGGCTCGCGAGTTCAAGTGCAACATCCGTGTTCTGGATGGCGTAGACAATAGCGACAAGATGGTTGTGGAGACGGATGACGAGAGCGTTGTCTTTATGCTAACGGATCAGGGGCTTGTATGAGAAAAAAGAAGGTTAGTAACAGGGCGGATTCTAAATCAAGTAAGCAATTGAATAAGAAGTCAAAAGCGAAGCCACGGGCAGAGAAAAAGTACACTCATGCTCAAATGAAGAAGAAAGTGGACGAGTGGTGTAGTAAATTTGTTCGATGGAGCGCTGCTGACGAAGATGGTTTCGCCAAGTGTTATACCTGCGGCAAGGAGGATCACGTCTCTAAATTGCAGGCCGGGCACTTCGCCAGTCGCCGACACATGAATACCCGTTGGGACCACGAGTGGAATATTCGCGTGCAGTGTATAAGCTGCAACCTGTACTCCCAGGGCGAACAGTGGGTGTTCGGTCAGGCCCTGGATAAGGAGCGCCCAGGTGTATCTGCCGAGGTAATGCGACGCTCCAAACAACTAAAGAAGTTTGGGATGCCAGAGCTTCGGAAGATGTACGAGTGGTACAAAGAGAAGTGTGAAGAGATAGCGAAAGTTAAAAAGGTCAGAATAAAAAAAATTTAAAGCATGAGTTTACGTAAGGCTCACAAGTCGGTGTACGAGGTGGTTCGTGCCGCCCTCGATAGCGACAGTACGCTATCACACATCAAGGCGTCAGTAGGTGTTCGCTTTCAAGGAGAGCAGAACCCTGAAGTCATCATTCAGCAGTCGAGTTTCGACATCAACGATTTGGCTCGTATTGACTACGGCACATTTGAGATATCTGTGTACTGTTACGCAAACACGTACAGCGAAGCGGCAAAGATGGCCGACACCATTTTCGCATACGTCAACCAGAACCAGCTGTACAGCTTGGTCGAAGATTCAGAAACCACACTGTATCACCTGAAGAATTTAGACTTGTTTCTGGAATACTATGACGAAGACGGCTACGAAGCCAATGTACTAATACGAGCAATTGAAGCATAATGTTTTTTGACAAACAAGAATTGTGGGAGCACATTAGAGACGAAGAGTGCCTTGTCGCTGACGGGTTTGATGACGCGGTCATAGGCATCGTCTACGGCGATCATCCGAAGACCGTATACAGCGTTAGTAAGATGCTGGACATCCTGACTGCGGACGAGGAGATGACCAGGGAAGATGCTGTTGAATTTTTCGAATACAATATAGCTGGGGCTTATTTCGGAGAAAAAACACCTATATACGTTTACGATTTCAATGAAGAAGCTTAAGATCAACGTAAAAGAGGAGCGATTCGTTTCTCGCCCAGGCATACACGCCAAAACCAAAACGTCCAACCACAAGCGTTCTAAAAAGTACAAGAAGAAGTACCGAGGCCAAGGACGCTAACCCCAAGCTATGGCAAATAAAAATACGTTACTGCAAAAAATGAGAGAGGCAACCTCGCCTGCAAAGGATGAGGTAGCCAAAGTTTTGCGATCTGACGCTAAAAAAACGTCGGAACTCAAGCCAATCGTCAGTCTGGATCACGAGGGCGAACGCATGTTCACCATGGTGCTAGACTACCTTGACGAAACTGGGCTGCTCGAAAGTGTGGACGTGGTAACGATTACGATGCTCGCGAAGAACCTGTCTATGTTCGTTATGCTGTCGCGGGAAATCCAGACGGTTGACGACATTGTGCAGGTATATGAGAACGGATCGTCCAATGTTAGCGGCAAAATGACCGCATTATCGAAAGTTCAGGGCGAAGTGAGCAAACTTTCTGCCAAGCTGGGTCTTTCACCTATGGACCGTGCCCGCATGATGGGCGCCGCAGTAAACGCCGCCGCTGCCAACAGCAAGCGTGCAGAAGGGGACGAAATCGACGACCTTGTCTAACAACACAAAACGGCTGAACAGGATGTGGGATTACGTCGAGGGAGTGCTCGACGGGTCTGTTGTGGCCGGAAAGTACGTAGTAAAGGCGTATGAGCGGTTTACCCGTGACCTGGAGCGCCAGGGTGACGAAGATTTCCCGTGGGTATTCGATCTAGATGTTGCGGCCAAGTATGTGGCCTTCATAGAAACGGTTTGCGTCCACACGCGTGGCGAATGGGCAGGTAAGCCGTTCATCCTCTCCCCGTGGCAGGTCGCGTTCATAGGGCAGATTTTCGGCTGGGTACACAAGGATGACGTGAAAAAGCGTCGTTTTACCACCGCACACTTCTTTGTTGCGCGTAAATCTGGTAAATCTCAGCTCGCAGCGGCCATCATACTTGCGATGGCTGTCCTGGACGATGACGGTGCGGGGCAGTTCGTAACGGCGGCCACGAAGCGCGATCAAGCTAAGGAAGTGTTCGATGAGATACGCCGATGTGTCAAGCGCTCGCCTCCCCTCGCGAAGCGATTCACAGCCAATAGACAGGAGATTCACGGCCCAAAAGATTGTATAATCAAGCCATTGTCGTCCGACGCCAATACTTTGGACGGTCTGAGCTTGAACATAGGGTGTGTCGACGAGATGCACGCGATGAAGGACGGTGAGCTGTACAGGGTACTCGCGTCGTCGATGGGTTCGCGTAAGTCACCGCTCATGCTCGCCATATCCACCGCTGGCTTCGTGCTGGACGGAGTGGCTACCGAGTTCGTAAACGGTGGCAAAAAGGTGCTGGACGGCACCGTGAGCAACGAAAACCTGCTGTTTCTGTGCTACGAGATAGATAAAGACGACGGTGACGAGTGGGGTGATCCCGAAGCGTGGAAGAAGGCAAACCCCGGATTGGACGCGTCCATCTCTATGGAGTACCTGCACAAGCAGTGCAACAACGCCAAGCTGTACGGCGGTCGCACGATCACAGAATTTATGGTCAAGCACTGCAACCTTTTCGTCGGAGCGCAAGATATATGGATAGAGGACGACTTGTGGATGGCTGAGGAGAATATCAAGCAGCCATTTAACGCGGACGGGGAAAAACTGGACGCATACATCGGACTGGACCTCGCGGCCACGGATGACATGACTGCGTTTAGCGTGGCTGTTGGCGACCCCGACCAGGGAGTCCAGATATCCAACTACTACTTCCTTCCAGAACGAGCTGTTCAGCGCCGACTGGAGAAAGACGAGACGCACATCTACGCCCACATAGAGGAATATGACAACGTGATCGTGACTCCGGGTAACGTCACTGACTATAACGTGATCAGAAGGATGCTCAGTGGGCACTACGTAATGGACGGCAAGGTTCAGTACGACCCAGACAACCTTTCGGAAAAGTACAACATCAAGGGCGTGGCGTATGACCGTTGGAACTCGTTGAGTCTGATTCGCGACCTGGACGGTGACGGCGTCCCGTGCGACCCATTCGGTCAGGGCTACGCTTCTATGTCGTTCCCATCTAAATTTTACGAGAAGCTGGCGTTAGAGGGCAAACTACACCATGGCGGCGACGAAGTTCTGCGCTGGATGATGAGCAATGTTCATCTAAAACTTGACCCCAGCGGCAACATTAAGGTTGATAAATCTAAGTCTGGAGATAAGATTGACGGGGTGGTTGCGGCGATCATGGCGATAGGCGAAATGCTTACGTTTGAGGAGGACGAGACGCCACCAGATTTCGAGTTCTTTATGTCTGTTGTAGGAACGTAGCAAAAAATTCGTTCAGTAGCGCATCCGCTGTATTACTTTCGCGCTGATGCCCAAAGAACGCAATCTATTTCAACGTATTTTCGGCCTGAACAAGGAAGATCGGTACCAAGCGCCAATCTTCCCCACGCAGGCTCACACTGGCTGGTTAAGCACCATCGTAAGCGACACGAGTCTGGCCTCTGGTCAAGACACGTTGACCCTTTCTGCTGTATACGCATGTGTAAGTAAAATTGCTGACACCATCGCCTCTATGGGATTGACTGTTGAGCAGGTGGACGCCGATGGCATTCGTCGTCCTATGCCTGACCATCCGGTCACTCGTCTTCTGGCTGTCGAGCCGAACCCTATGATGGGCGCGTATGAGTTCTGGCAGATGATCGTGAGCGACGCCTTGTTGTACGGCATCGGCACTGCACTTATCCTCGACGATGAAATTTACTGGTTGCCTGCCACAGAGGTTCACTCTATGGTAGAGCCGGACGGTTCGCGCTGGTACACCTACACGGGTTCACCAACGAAGATTCCTCAAGACCAGATTCTCGAAATTAAGGCGTTCCGTGGGAAGAACCCAACCAATATCCAAATCCAAAACCTCAACACCGCCAAGTCGATTCAAAATTTCGGCAGTACGTTCTTTGAAAACGGCGGGATGCTCGGCGGCATATTGACTACGAAGGAGCCGCTAACAATCGAGCAGATGAGGGAGGCCAGTGAGCGCTGGAAGCAAGAATTTATGGGCAAGAAAAACGCTCATAAGGTCGCTATCTTGGGGGGTGGCTTTGCTTACCAGCCGCTCTCTGTGCCTTTGGAGCAACTTCAGTTCCTAGAAGTTAAGAAGTACACGGCTGAAGAAATCGCAAGATTCTTCTCTGTGCCGCCTGCCATCATCGGAATGGAGGGCAACTCATCTTATGACAACTATGAGCAACAAACACTGCAATTTTCGCAAGGGACAATTCTGCCCTGGGTGCGCCGAATCGAGCTTGAAGTCGAGCGCAAAGTCCTACGAAACAACGACGAGCTTTCATGCAGGTTCGATGTCGACTCACTATTACGTGCCGACTCCGCCTCGCGTGCCAGCTACTATCATTCCCTCCTCTCTGATGGAGTTTTATCGATCAATGAGGTGCGAAGTAAAGAGGGGTTGGCGCCTGTTCAAGGAGGTGACAATCACCACATTCAACTTAATCAAATACCGCTTTCTTCTATGGCTGACTACGCCGCTACTGTGGCTTCTCAAGGGAATCAACAGGGCGCTGACGAAGTGGACAACCAAGCGATGATGAACTTAGAACAGGAAGATGAATAAACTAGTAATCAAAAAATGCAAGAGCGCGGAGGAGTTTGCCAATAAATTTAACAAAGCTACTCCTGGTGCTCAACACATTCCTGCTGGCACCTTTGCCAAGGTATGGGAGAACGGAGGTGTGGTCCGTGTAGGAAAGGCTTTCTACGAAATCGAAATTAAGGCCCCAAAGGTCAAAAAAGCTACGCCAAAGAAAAATGGCTAAGACTTACGGCGGATATCCACAAGCGGCCAAGAACCGCGCCAAAGCTGCCCTGAAGCACAAGGAAGAGAAGGGTACGAGCTGCGGGACCAGCGTGGGCTGGACTCGTGCTCGGCAGTTGTCTACAGGTCAAAGTTTGACGCTGTCAACAATTAAGCGTACCTTCTCGTTTCTGTCTCGTGCTAAGACTTACGATCAAGGTAAGTTCACTGACGACAAGGGTAAGGATATCTGCGGCTCTATCATGTACGCTGCCTGGGGTGGCGACAGTATGAAGGGTTGGTGTGAGCGTACCATCAATAAGGCTGAAAAAGAAAGCAGAGCTGAGGACAAGGGTGTCGGGCCTACGCTCAAGAAGAAAGCTGAGGATCACAACGAATCTGTTAGCGATTCTAAAAAGAAAACTACACAGGCAACTTTGCAGAAGGTGTACAACCGAGGGATTGGTGCATACAAAACCAACCCCGGTTCTGTACGGCCTAGTGTAAAGTCTCCACAGCAGTGGGCGTTTGCTCGTGTAAACAGCTATCTTTACGCGCTGAAGAATGAGAAGTTTCGCAGCGGTAAACACGACACTGATCTCTTCCCGAAGGGTCATAAATTATCATCAAAATAAAACCAATAATGGAAAATCTAGAAAAGCGGTCACTTAGCGCCGACTTCGAGGTACGTTCTGAGAAGGACGGCAACATCGTGGTCGAGGGTTACGCGGCGCGTTTCGAGGACGAGACCGTTATTGGCGGAAGGTTTGCCGAGCGTATTGCTCGTGGTGCGTTTGACAAAGCCGACATGTCTAATACTGTCGCCTTGTTCAACCACGACTGGAATATGCCATTGGCCCGTGTTGGTCGCGGCTTGGAACTGGACGTCGATGACAAGGGTCTCAAGTACCGATTCGAGCTGGGTAACCAATCCTACGCTAAGGATTTGGCCGAAAACATTCGCATGGGCAATGTGTCCACCTCCAGCTTCGGTTTCACCATCTCTGACGACTCGTGGGAGCGTCGCGAGGACGGTGTGAACTTGCGGGTTATCAACGAGGTAGAAACTTTGTTTGATGTTTCTCCAACAACGCAGGGTGCATACCCAACCACAGAAGTGGGTTTGCGTTCTATGGAAGCGTTCCTTGACAAAGAGGTAGAAGAAGAGTTGCGTAAGCTCGAAGAAGAGGAAGAGGAAAAAGGCTACATGGACGAGGAAGACGAGGAGAAGCCCGAAGAGCGTCCTGGTCATTACGAAGACGAGGAAGAGGAAGAAGAAGAGGAGCGCATGGAAGAAGAGGAAGAAGAGGAAGAAGAGGAAGAAGAGGAGCGCATGGAAGAGGATGAGGACGAAGAAGAAAAAGAAGAAGAGGAGGAAGAGGAACAAGAAGAGCGGGTAGACGAACTGATTGACCCAGCTATTTTGCCTCACCCTTACTCACAAGCGTACAATACTGAGCCAACCGAGGCTCGACATAATAAATCACAAAACAAAAATTCCACTATGGAAAAGCAAAACAAGAATAGTGCTCCGGCACTCGTTCAGGGCCTCGGCGATACAGAGGCTCGCGCTGCCAAGACATTTAGCTTTGGCAAAATGATTAAAGAAGCTGCTCAGGGCAAGTTGAGCGGTCTCGAAGCTGAAATGAACCAGGAGGCTCGTAACGAGTTCCAGAACGCAAAGGTGAATGTTGCGGGCGGCATTTGCATCCCTTCCTTCGTCGCACAGCGTGCTGCTCTCGGTACTGGTACTGTTGATAACAGCGGTAGTGGTGGACTCGACTCCGCAGCATTTGGAGGTACAATCGGAAAGGTTGACAACGGTATCGTTGAGGCGTTTAAGCCAACCGACATCGCTGCTCAGATGGGTGTTCGCAACTTGGGCAACTTGAGCGGTGACGTTGTGTTCCAGGTACAGGGCACCCCTGCCACTGCTGGTAAGCCAAACGAAGCTGACAACCAGGCTGTCAACAACACTTCGTTCTCTTCTCGCACGCTGAACCCAGTTCGTTACGCTGCTCACACACAGGTTACTGACCAGATGTTGGCGCAGTCTGCTGACGACATGGGCGCTTTCCTCGCAAAGGACATCCGTGACGCAGTTGCTAAGAAGTTCAACGCTGACATCATCGCCGCTATCTTGGGTAGTGCTACTACAGGTGTTTTGTTGAACCAGGGAACTCCTGGTACTTTGGATGGATATGACGCCGAGACTATGAACCCTCTCGACTTGGAGGCTGCATTGATGGGACGCGACGTTCCATTGGAGAACGTAGTTGCTTTGGCTGGACCTACTGCTTACCGAAAGCTGCGCTCTTTGAGCCAAGACGCTGGTTCTGGTATGTTGTTCGCAAGCGCTGCTGCTGCTGATCGTCGCAACGTATTGGGATACGAGACATACGTTTCTTCTCAGATGGGCAACAACGGTGATGACTTCTTCATGTTCGACAAGGAGCAAGTCGTGACTGGCACGTGGGGCGGAATAAACCTCATCATTGACCCTTACACCGATGCAGACCACGGTGTTACGCGAATCATCGCTAACGTATACCGTGACGTTGAAATCCTCAACTACAACGGATTCGACGGATTCACTGTATAAGGAATCTTAAACTGAAATGGAAGGGGGCGGCTATTGCGGTCGCCCCCTTTTTTAAATCTAGGAAATGAAAACGATCGTCACACAGAATTACTACGCAGAAGACTTAGTGCCTTTGTCTATTATTCGCGGCCACTTGCGATATGAGCAAGGGGAAGCTGACGATCTTATCAACTCCTACCTGGAGTCCGCTATGGACTACATGCTTACGGTGACGAACCGTGTGTTCTGCTCCAGCACTCCAGCGTCCCACGAGGACTCAAACTACGACTTGGTATCTGTTTCTGCCAAGAACTCAACTGTAGTGGTTTATCTAGACCGTTTGGAGGTTAATGAAATCCAGACCCTACGTAACATTACAGGCACATACACCGTAGAAGCCATCGACTACCTTGACACTAGTGGAGACTATGTCGCTTACGTAGACGATAAGGCGCGAGTTAGAAATACAGGCTACCCGCTTCAGGTTGACTTCACAGGAACAGAGCCTCCTGTAGACCTTAACGAAGACCAGGACTACGACCTGTATAAGGTTACCCTTTCTGGAGGGGAAAATGTCAAGGACTTGCCTAAGCAATTTACTCAGGCAGCCCTTATGTTGATAGGCCACTACGATTCACACCGTGAGGCAGAGTTTTTCGGAGGTATCACCACAGAAGTCAAGGAGGGTGTGCAGCGCTTGCTTGGCTCAGTAAAGCGCTACTAATGGCAGTATTGACTCCGGGAGCTATGAAGAACAAGATTTCCTTCTACAGGGAATCTTTGGTCGTCAATGACGCGGGAGAAAAGGTAAAGACCGTCTCTTTGCTGAAGCGAGATGTGGGTGCTGAGTTTAAGTACATCGGCACCCCGTCTGCTGGTGCCTCGGAAGAACGCATCCAAGAACAGCGAACAGGTAAGATTAAGGCCGAGATTCGCTGCCGCTATTTTAAGGGCGTTAAGTTCGAGGATGTAATCTTTTTTGAGGGCGGGAAGTTCCGCATCTACTCTATCCAGTACGAGGGTCGCCACGAGGTATTGAAAATTCGTGCCGAGCTACGAGACGACGATACTTTTTTGGGCTTGCCTGATCAAGAGTACCCGTTCATCACTCACGCAGATTCTCACTACAGAAATCCAACGGTTGACTACGTGGTAGTAAGCAATAGCCCGTTTCCTGAACGTGGCGACTTACTTGTAAGGAGCACGGGAAGCGGGCCTAATGACATCATAACGGGCGAAGACGACGGATTTGCTTTTGACATCGGATTAAGACGAGAGTACAACACAGTAACTCAAGAGGTTGATGTTGTAGACCCAACAACTGTTTCAGACGTCTTAATCATGAACGAAGACAAGTTCATTTACAAGACAGCTTTGTCTGAGCCAGCGGGCGTTCCCCCAGACGAGTACATTCGAAGCTACACATCTCGTTGGTATGACCTGGTTCCAAACAACTCAAGCCCTGAAGCTAAGATTGTCTTGGACTCTGGGGAGCTAGTTGTAGAAAGCTCGCCTAACACATTTGTGTTAATTCCAGCTGACGAGACCGAGCCGACACATTTGAACTCTGATGGGTTCAAAACGTATAAACTAGACACCACTAGTTGGGGCAACAACGATTCGGGGTGGTGGCACCTGCCTTACGGTATCAGCATGGGGAGGCTGTATTACAAGCTTACGCCGATTACTGCCGTTAGCGAGTACATAGACGGACTAAACTCTCGCGACGCCGAGAACTCTGTAACCAAAACGGATGGTGGAGAGGTTTCATACGAATACTCCGCTAAAATTAGGTTTCGAAACCACAGCGTAAGCTTCCCTTCTGACGTTACGAGCCACTGCTTTAGACAGGAAGGTGAGAGACTTGGTGTCTACAGAATGTCGAACCTAAATGATCTTTTAGGAGCGGGCAGTGCCAAGCAACCAGAGACTGGTAATGCCAAGTTTGAAAGTACAGGTGGAAATTCGTTTTCAAGTGAAGGTATATATGTTCTTAGCGTAGAGAGCGCTTCTGTTATTTTACCTAGCGGAGAGGAGGTTCTAGAGACGTCTGATGAGGAGACTATTACTTCTTTGTTTACAGACGACGTGCCAGATAGCGGACCTCCTGGTATTGAAACACCTAAGTATTTCAATGGAGACACTCAATCTTTTGAGCAAGTCCTAGACGAGCCTGCTTGGGTTGGTGCTACACTAAAGATAGTAATCAACTTAGGCCCAGGCCCAAGTCACAACCCTAACGGTTTGGGTAGTAGGCTTGGCAAAGAGCTGTATTACAAAATAGCGAAGTGATGCCTAGCCCAATTAGACTCGAAATACCTAGGACCGAGATGAAGAAGCTTGAGAGAGCTTTGAAGCGCTATGGGCGAAGCGTCGGCACCTCTAAGGCAGAGCAAAAATTTGACAAGGCTCTTGCTAGGGCTGTAAGGCCATGGCAGAACGTCTTTAAAGGGGGCACTTTGTACAGTAAAGGAGCTAGGCTTCAGCGCAGGAAAGGCAACTTTGACGATCCTATGGGTAACCGTAAGATCAAAGGCAAAAGAAAGGGCGTATACGGGCGTAAGGTTTTGCCCAAAAGGAAAGCGTGGTACGCGATCTTCTTTGCACGTCCCGCAAAACAGATACCAGGCCACAAAAGAATAAGCTTCTACAGAATATACGCATCTCGATCGCGAGACGTAATAAAAAACGTAAACGACGAGATCACCAATCTTTTAATTGAACTCGCAAAAACTAATTTTAGAAAATAATCAATCATGGCTACATTAGCATCAAATCAATTAGGCATCTATGCCATTGACGGAGGCTCCACGTCTCCGTTAGAAGTCGTCACCGCATCAGGCAGTGCTCCTACTGCCGCTGAAGCAGTTGCAGCAGGCGTTGCGGATGACGCAAAGTTTCTCGCAGTTGACGCTTCCAGCGACTTCATCGGCCTCTACACACTGGACACAACTTCAGATCCAGACGCGGTCGCCGAAACCGCTATTGCTGCAACTCATTTGTTGGCAGCGGCTACAACGACAACGCTCGACGCTTCAAACACAATCAATGAAGTGGCGGCTCGCGACGGAGAGGGTTCTTCTACCAACTTTATCGCATCTGGAGCGTTTGCTTACACGTTCACTATTGACGGACTGATCGACCTTACCGCCAGCGGTTCAGGCGACACGGGAAGCCCGATCACTTTGATCGACTTGGCGAAGGACTCAAAGTACGTTTTCGTTCGCTTCACCACAAAGATTGGTGACGACGGACTCGGTAACGACGCTGGAGTTGTTTCATACGTAGGTCAGGCGTTGATCGAGTCGTGCTCACTCACTGGTGGTGTAGACGATATCGCAACATACAGCGCAACTTTCCGAGGCTATGGAAAATTGCACAAGTTCATCGCTGCGTAATTAGTATATTTGTTATGGGGCGGCGCGAAGGTCGTGTCGCCCCTTTTTACCCTTAATCAACCACATGGATTTATCCAACAACTTTCGAGGGGAGTTCAAGGTTTCTTTTAAAAACAAGGAACAGGATGCGTTGTTTACAATGAACGCTATCCGTTTGATTTTGAAGAACGAAGGAATTGAACTCAAAGACTTCGACTCCTGGGTCTCATCAGACCCACTGACAGCAGTGCCTTTAATCGCCTACTACAGCGTAGCCAATCGGCAGATGTATGCTGGCAAAAAGTTTTCTGCAAACAAGGATCAGTTTATTGCTGAGATCCTTGACTCTGGGCAAATAGAGGTCGTTTCAGAAGCTATTGCTTCGGCAATGGACACTGGCGCCAAGGGAAAGAAGTAGCGGATGAAGACGAGGAGGTCGTTTCTCTTTTGTGGTTCTATCATGAATGCATAAAGAGGGGCGTCTCTCCTGAGTCTTTTTGGACCATGACTCTGGCTGAGGTCTCGTCCGTGGTAAAAAGGCTGTACTTTAGTGACGAACTAGCGTGGAACCACACAGCATCCACCTTATCGTTGACAGCAAACATCAACGCCCCGAAGGGGAAGCGATATAAGCCAGAAGATTTCATGCCTTATTCGGGCAAGAAAAAACAACCTACAAAAGAGGACGCTAAAAAGCTATACGAAACCTTTAAAAACTTTTAAATGGCAAGCAAGCAAGTAACGGTAAAGGCTAATGTTGTAGCGGACACTAAAGGGTTTGCTACAGGGCTAAATAAAGCCACAAAGTCTTTAGAGAGATTCGGTTCAAAAGCCACAAGGATAGGTCGCGACATAAGCACCTTTATTTCTTTGCCAATTGCTGCTGCTGCCACGGCTGCCATAAAAACGGCTACAGCATTTGAGTTTGCTCAAAAGAAGATTTCGGCACTTCGCGGGGGCAGAAACATAGACAACCTGACCAAGTCTGCTCGTGAGTTAGGTGCCTCTACAATCTTTACGGCAACCGAGATTAGTGAGCTTCAGCTTTCATTGGCAAAGCTGGGTAAATCTAATCAGACCATACAGCGTATTCAGGGAACTGTCCTGCAATTTGCTCAAGCCATGGACATGCAGCTCGCCCCCGCAGGCGAGTTCCTTGTTAAGACGATGAATCGTTTTGCCGACTCGCTTGCTAGGGTCGGACCAGAGGCAGAGCAGGCGGCGTATGTAGGGAACCTGTTCGCTGCTGTAGCTGCAAACACCGCGATCAATGCAGAAACGCTTGCTGCATCGTTAAACTATGTGGGATCGGAAGCGGCGGCAGCTGGCTTCGACCTGGCCGACACCACGGCTTTACTGGGTCTGCTTGCGGACCGAGGTTTTGACGCTAGTCGTGGTGGTACTGCTTTACGTCGTATTCTCGCACAGCTTGCTAAAGACGGGTTCACGGCGGAAGAGGCTCTAGAGGAGCTTTTGAATGACAGCAAGGGGTTCTCTGCTGAACTCGAACAGTTCGGCCTTCGTGGGGCTGGTCCGGCTGCTGCCCTCGGCGGTTTGCGGGATGAGTTTATAAAGCTACGGTTAGAAATATCCAACTCAGAAGGATTCCTTCAAGGGTTTGCTACGACCCTGGACACTTCTCTACAGGCATCCTTTAAACGTGTTCAGTCAGCCAGCCAGGAGCTGTCAATCAGCTTTGTCGATTCTTTTGGTGGAGAGCTTTTGACTCTGACAGACAACCTTGCCAGGTTTATACGAGGTCTGGCTGATATGAGTGATGAGGCCAAAAGTGCGGTGGCTAATTCGGGCGTCCTTACCGTAGCCTTTGGCGCAATCGTTACCGTGCTTGGTGTTGTGGCAGGGGCTGTAGCTTTTTTAGTCAGCGCAGTTGGCGCTATACCCACAGCGATAATAGCTCTTATCGGCGCTATAGGGGCTGGATTAGCGCAGCAGCTGGCGTTTGCTCAAGAAACAGACGCAACAGTCCTTTCTTTGGAAGAGCTTAGGCGAGCACTTTCGAGCGCAGACAAGGGATTTGAGGACATCGCAAAAACCAAGTTTGTAAGCGAAGATCAGCTTAGGAAGCTCGCTCAGTTTGAGCTGACATTGAACGATCTTAATAACCAGCTTGAAAGGAATCCGGGGATGAACCCCGCAGAGGCATCAAGACGAGACGCTCTGATCAAGCAGATAGAAGAGCTGACTGCTGCTCAGGCCGACTACGCAAAAGAGGTTAGGCTTTCCATCCGCAGACGACAGGAGCTTGATAAGTTCCTTGGTCCTGACAACCTTCCACCTCCAGGAGAAAGCCTTAATGAAGGCGACACGCTAAACAAGCTTTTGGAGCGCCGCCTCAAGTTGCTTGACGACCTTGATAGGGCCAGACGCAGTGCTAAAGCTGGGGACATACTTGACCCTGAATCGGTAAAGAAGATCAGCGCAGAGATAGCTGATTTAGAGAAAGTGCTCAAACTGTACGGTATTACTTTTGACGACCTTAACAAGAAGAAGGACAAAGACATACCGATATTTGACAGAGACATTATCGATGAGTTTGAAAAAGCGCAACGGCTAACAGACTTTTCTTTTGGTGATGGCTCTGGAGATATTGCAAAAGCAAACATAGCGCTTCAAGTATTAGAGGGAAGGCAGAAAAGCATAAACCTGCAAAAAGCAGAGGAGCTTGCCAGGACAGGACTCATAACGGAAGAAACTACCAAACTGGGAGAGGAGGTTGAGGCTCTAATCGGTTACTACAAGGCTTTAGGAGGCGAATCCAGGAACCTTGCAAAAGAGGAAAAGGAAAGAGCTGACGCCACCAAAAAAGCCCTTGATGACATACGGGCAAAGCAACAAGCAAGGGAAAAAGAGCTTGAGGCGCTTATGGAGGCAAACGCCCAACAGATAAGAGATACAGCTCTTGCTGTGGGTCAGTTCTTTGGAAGCACTATTTCTAGGGCTTTTCAAGACGCGATAAATGGAAGCGCTACCTTTGCTGAATCACTCAGGACAAACTTGCTTTCCGCCCTGAACAGGGTTTTGGCTAAGGTGATCGCTTTGATTGCTGCTTTTGCTATACTGTCTATTCTCTCAGGAGGCACGTCTACTGTAGCATTTGCTGCTAAAAATGCGCTTGGAGGTCAAAAAATGGGACAGTTTATCATGAGCGGTATGAATATGGGTAGCTTCAACAGAAGCGCAGGGCCAAACATGCGCACTGAAGGATACATAAGCGGTTCCGACTTGGTGTTTGGGACACGACGTGGAGCAACAGCATTAGACCGAATATATGGCTAGACGAATAGTAAATACCACATACGACGTCATTGACGGATTCTCATACCGACTGGAGGTGTGGGACGTAAACATCGTGTCTCAAGGCAGCTTTTCGCCGTTCACAACGGTAGAGATCTCTGATCCAGGATTTGTACTGGATTGGAAGGGGTCTGTTGACGACGTGTTGCAGCCGATCATGAGTTCGTCAATGAAGTTCTCTGCCTACCTCACGGAGACCGAGCGCACTCATATTACTGTGCCTTGTTTTGCTGGTGACGAGTTCAGGATGTTTGTTCGCCTGTATCGAAAGACCTCTGTTCAAGAAGATTTTGAATGGGCAGGCATCATTCATCCCGAAGAAGTAACCGAGAAGATTGACGACGGTAGAATCCTGACCACATTCGTGGCTAGTGACGGCATTGCTTCGCTGAAGAACGTGGACTACAAAGACACTAACGGCGACCTGTTTACGGGTGAAACAAGCCTGGTGTACTGGCTCAAGGAAGTCGTTCAAAAACTGCCTCATTGGTCAATAATTGACGACGAGCTAGAAGGCACTGGTTCCGATGGTCATGACTACCCTATGTTTGTTGAGCATCGACTCGTAAGGCCAGGAAACTCCACACACAATCACTTCCCCTCGAATGACGCTGTGCTGGACCACTTCTTTTTGAAGGCAGACTCCTTTTACACGCGACCCGCTCCAAGGGAGAAGCGAGACATTGCTTTTGAGCGCAAGCGCACAGATCGCCGCAGTGGATTCGTGTCTACATACGAGATTTTGCACGACATTTGCGCCTCTTTAGGGGCCACTTTCTGTTTTTCAGAGGGTAAATTTCACCTGTTTGATCGTGAGCGCATCATAAACGGTGATGACGACGACATAGGGTTTTTCGAATGGACAAAGGACGAGAACGGAAATTTTAGTCACTCATCTGTTTACACCTCCAACGGCACCGACAACGATACAGACCCGCAGGTCGTGTATTTAGACCATATTGGTGCTCAATTCCTGAAAGGGGCAGCGAGAAGGGGTGTATATCCGGTGGGTTCTATCGCTCAAGTTCACGAAGGAGCGGGTAGCGATCTGATTTTTAGGTCGGGAATGGGCTACGACGGTCCGGGCTTAGAGACTTACTTGTACCGCCTTGATTCAATCTCAACAGGCAACTTCCCTGTGGTCACTACAAAAAACGTGTACTCAAATGTGCCCACTCAAGGTATCATAACCGACATCGAAATACCGAAGGGTGACGATGGGGGGTCATTTAGGCTGCATTTCTCTGGTAGTGCTCAATACTGGACGTCAGGAAGCAATTTTGAGAACCAAAACAGAGGAAATCTGGCGGTTTTGCGCATGACGGTTCGAGTCAATGATGGAACTAATTGGTATGCTTTGCGCCGTCGCGTTAGGTCGCTCGGTTTCTATAGTTCAGGGGAAGCTTACGGAGTAGATGTTCCGGACACAAGCGCTGACTACACTCCAAAGACCTATGAACAGTATACGTGGGTAGATGATGCCGACGCGATGTATGACGAGGCTTTTTTGGAGATTATGATTGGTGCAGATCCTAGTATCCTGACCGATGAGGGTGCAGGAACTACTGATGAGTTCCTTCAATCAGAGGATTTTACCTACAGCTTTTACACGCCGCCGCTACTCAAGCAAGACGCAGACGCTGACAACGTACTAAAAAAAGATCACTCAAGAAATCACTTTATCTATCGATTCGACGAGCAGATAGAGGCGCCATACACCGCTGACGGAGCATCTGCTTCGTTCACTAAGCTTCAAATAGGCAGCGCACTGAGATTGTATGAGATTCCTCACAATAACGACTGGAACAACTTATTTGACTCATCAGGCAACGCGATTGACGTAGTTGGAGAGGCTACAGAAAACCAAAAATTTGCAGCCTCAGACTGGCCTTTGGTTACCCCTCCGTCTGTGGTAAGCGCAACTAGTCAATACAGCGAAAACCACTCGATACTGAAGCATTTTCAGCTGTCAGGCATTGAGGTATACCTTGGTGACGGCACAGAGAATTATGACGCCAGATACGTCGCTTTTGACGATAGCGGCAACGGATCGGAGCAGATTTCGTTAAACAGCACCGCTTTTGGGGCTACCTTTGAGAACTCAGGCAACAGGGCGTTCGGTCGTTATCGCGCCACACACCCCAGCGACACCTCCAGCCCTCTAAACAGAGAGGACAACATAAAGATGCATCCTGATGGGTTCACCTCGTCGGACATGCCGTTTTCAAGCATGTACACCTCGATGGGGTATTACACTACGGCCAGGGCCATAAACATTCGTGGTCACGCTCGTCAAATGGTGACGGGCACAATCATACGGCCTCGTTTAGACGAAAGCGTGCAGTTTTTGGATGTATGCCGCCCATACAAGAAGTTTAACACCTCCAAACTGAGCGCGGGAAATGAAGAGTTCCTTCCTCACTCAATAACAATACAGCTGAAGGACCACGCGCAAAGGATAGAAGCCTTGTTGTGCGGGTATACGTCTGAGGCCACTATTACTGAGGAACAGGACGATACCGGGCGAGACCCAAACAACCCTCCAGGGGCAGGCGATGGAGATTTTGTGCCTGGGGGTGGGGTCAATCACGTCTTTCAAAAGCACGAATCATTGAGCACAACCGTGTCAGGAATCTCCTCAAAAACAGACCTAATTACCGTCACAAATAGCGTAGATTTGGACAACATTTCCACAGGAGGAAGCTCCCTGTTTGGCGACCTGTTCCCAATCTTTATTAGCAAGAAATAATGGCTACAGCATACAAAATAGCGCAGTTTACAGTTACGCAAGCTAACACGAGTCAACAAGCTTTTGCCGCGAGCGCAAGCAACACGGTTATATCAAGCATTATATGCACCGACTCAAATGGCGCAACTGTAACGCTGAGTGTCAAAAAGGGCACAACGTCTATGCAGATTGTTAACCAGGCATTGACGTCTAATGAAAGCGTTGATTTGTTGGTTTCTCCTATCGCCTTGGAATCGACAGACAAAATAATGGTCACATCAACCCGTCCAAGCGGGTCAAACTTTGTGATTAGCTATGTAGAAGACACCAACTCGGTTTCGGGACAGGCAATAGGCGTTCTCTCAGATGTACCCAATTCTATTGGCACATCTGGTCAGGTGTTAGCTGTTAACTCAGGCGCCACATCTTTAGAGTATGTAGACCAGTCTGGAGGTGCCAGCGAGCTGAACGAACTTAGTGACGTCAGCACTTCAGGGGTGTCGAATGGCGATGTACTTGTTGCTAATTCATCAGGCGATTTCTCTGCAAGCGGAAGCCTGCAAGAGTTAACTACCTTGCTAAAAAGCGGCTCAAGCACAACCTTGACCGCCGACGGATCGGGCACCAGCACCGACGAGGGGCGTTTGGATTTGACAGCCACAGAGGGCAAGGTCAAGTTTGCAACCGACTCCGAGATGACGCTGACCTCAACTACCGCTCGATTGAAGACGGGGGTCACGGAGGTGAAAATGACTGAGACATCTCCGGGTGAAATCGACTTCATTGTTGCGGCAGGTGCTTCAGGCAGCGAAACGGCGTTTACTGCTGCCGAGATTAACGGCACAGCTACCGCAAACACGGCTTTGTTTGATGTAAAGACGGGAACTCGTTTTCGCATCGAGAGCAGCACCAATGATTTGGCGTTTATACGCAATCAAGCATCAGCAGATACTATTATTGACTTGCCGACATCCAGCGGTACATTGGCTCGTACTGCTGATATTGCTGCCGATTCTGCGGTCGTTGCAAATACAGCCAAGACATCCTTCCCTGGGTTCGGCACGTCAGCGGGAACGGCTTTGGAAGGTGACACGACTACAATATCTACAGCTCAAGCTAACGCGATAACAGCGAATACGGCAAAGAACAGCTACCCAAGTGCAGATGCTACAAAGCTTTCAGGCATTGAAACGGGAGCAGACGTAACGGACACGACTAACGTAGCTGCGGCAGGGGCACTGATGGATTCAGAGGTGACTAATCTTGCACAGGTCAAGGCGTTCGACTCATCTGATTACGCTACGGCAGCGCAAGGCAGTACTGCTGATAGCGCATTGCAAGACGTAATTGATGACACATCACCTGAACTTGGCGGTGACTTAGATGTCAAGGCCCAGAAGATTACTACAAGCACGAGTAACGGTAACATCGAACTTGACCCTAACGGCACAGGCTTAGTGCAGGTCAATGGCAACACGAACCCAGGCGCAATTAAGCTGATGTGCGAAGCAGGGTCACACGGGGTCACGATACAAAGCCCTGATCACGCCGAACAAGCAAACTACACTCTCACGCTGCCAACGACAAATGGAAGCTCAAATCAAGTCCTGAAGACTGATGGAAACGGTGTATTAAGCTGGACAAATCAAGCCACTGGCGGTGGTTCACCGACTGCGTATGACTACGACGCATTTACGACGTCGGCCAACGTGACGATGAACGCCGATGTCAGCGTGGCCTCAAACAAGATTGTTGACATAATGGGCGATGCTTTGGCTGCAAAGAATAACGCAAACGCCAAGAAGTTTTTGGGTTTCCATACAGGTAGCGGGGTTTGTGTTTTGCAAGGCATGGTCAATGCAAGCGGTTCTATATCCGGGGCAAGCGCAGGATCTCCGTTATGGTTGGGCGCTTCAGGCGCGTTCAGCGCAACTGCACCAGATACGGCGGACGAGTATTCTCGAATTGTTGGCTATTTTGTAGCAAGCTTGCAAGGAGGGCAAGTAATGTGTTATTTCAACCCATCGCAAGATTGGGTACAAATTGATTCATAATGGGAGAAATTTCAGGAGTGCCTACAGCAGACATCGATAACGTCGATGGGTTTTTTACGACACAAAGTGGTGGCGGTGGTGGATCAGGCATCACACCTAATAGTGTAAGCAACACAGGCACGCAGATGTACGGCAGTGCCTCAATTTGGGCAAATCCAAGCGTTCCAAAAACTTTCAATGTTGGGCCAGCGTCTACTCACACGTTTACAAAGGTCGTGGCCCGTCAGAATGCTTTACAGTTTCACGCTATAAAAAGCGATGGAACTTTGTGGTATTGGTCAGC